TTCAGAGGATGTCATGGTTATTAGGTTGTTAAGGTAATGATCAGGAGTTGGAAGTAAGGGGGTCATTTAGATGCGTATTTTTTGCCTTTGCGCGGACGGGTCCGGTTAATCTTCATAGATTCCTTTTTACAGGTATTAGGTCCGGTATGACTTGAGTCTTTACCATCTCTATTCCCGTAAGTGCCCATTTTCCGATTGCATTTGTTGGCAGCTGTACGTATCTTTAGCCCCTTCTTTGTTTTGTTGTATTTAGCCTGCTGTTTAAGACGACGCTTACGTGCAGCAGGGTTTTTCTTGTAGTACTGAGATGTTTTACCGCTTGCCATAGAGTCTGGTTTGTACAAGTTCAGGATCGATCTCTGGCATTACGCTGGCTAGCTTGGACAACGGGTTGCCGTTATAAGCAACACCGCTAATGTCATTGGTTTTAAGCCAATCACAGGCAGCCTTTAGATCTTGTGTAGTAGCTTCCCCAGATTTAATTCGTGCAAGAAACTCTTTGGTGACTAAGTTATGCAGTTCGTTAAACTGATCTTCAGTCGCTTTCTTCTTTGACATCAGCTACCTTCTTTTTCTTTGTGGTCTTTTTAGCTGGTTCTAGAATGGATACGTCCGCTTCAGATGATTGACGGCCAAGTGCTTTTTCAGCAGCTTCTTTAGAGTCAAATTCTTGAAGGACTTTGCCTCTGATGTTGTCTACAAGTTGGTATGTCATACGTTTCGATGTGGTTGTTCGCCTTTTAGTTTTTTGTGTGCTGTTCTAAATGGATTCAAATAATTCTTTGGTGAATCCCCTGGTTTGTCTTTTCGTACCTTTTTAGGCGGTGCCGCAGGGTTATACTTTTGTGCCATTAAGTATTCCTCAATACAATTTGATCTAGTTTGTTTTCAATACGAATCATGTGATCTTCCATCCTGGAAACCAGCGTGGCTAAATCAGTCTTAGATACATATTCTTGAGCTACTGTCAGCTCTAATGTGTCAATACGGCGGTCAAGCCCGCTAATACGATCGTGTACGTTTCCTATTCTGTTGTGTAGTCGGTTGTTTAATGCTGCCCCGCCTGCAATACAAGCGATGACAACAGTTACTGTTGCTTCTAGCATTACCAGTTGAGTTCTTCTTTGTCGATAAGTACGATGGGTACGATGTCTTGGCATAGAACCGCTACACGGCTGCCAGGACGAAACGTAAAACCAGTTTTCATTATTTCCGTGCATTTCAGTGCGCGTACTAATTCATAGTCAAGACGCATCTTTTGTTCGTGTCGTCTTGCTATCTGCTTACACGTTTCAACCATCCCACCGTCTAACGGGACTGATAGGCCAATCTGTACGCCAAAGTTGCTTGTACGCTGATACGAATCAGTGTGGACATCCCCACCCATATAAAAAGGTTGGAACGTCATAGTTGTTCCATTACAACTATTACCACCACTAAAGTATTGTCGACTAGGTGCTCCGTTATTTTGGAATTGCACAGCTTGATTAGTAACATTGCCAGTAGCAGCAGCTACGGGATTTGCACTATTAGAAACTGTGGGCTCTTCAGCTAAAGCAGGTGTTACTGAGAGAAGACCGATAAGGAGGTAGTAGTAGAGCTTTGCTCGATTGTTTCGTTGATGTCGATTGTCTCGATGATTCCTGCTGCTCTTTCTACGATCTCTAGTTGAAAGTCGTCCCCAGCAGTAGTAATTGAAAATGTTGTGTTTGAATCGTTGATTGAACCACTGGGTGTAATGTTGGTTCCAGACCATGATTTATAAGCTCCTCCGTACACCTCTGTTTCGATGGTACGTTCGATATCAATGGTTGTAGTAGTAGTAGAATTCATACTACCTTGAGTAAAATTAGGTGTAACTGATTGAGCTGAAACAGGAGCTGCAATCAGCAATAAGACAAGAAGTCTTTTCATTTGTTCTTTTCCCTTGTAATTGAAAAAGTTGCCAATGTGCCGCTCAGAATTGAGGCGACATAAGTAGGGTCCATCTTTTCCATCCATCCTGCATAGCTAGCTGTTAGCAACCCAGCAGACCAAACAAGGACGACAAATTTTATGAACTCACTTTTTTTGTTGTTATCTTGCTCCATACTTGCTTAAATACAGGCTTCATTAAAGTGACTAGATATTTAAAGAGTGCTGTAGCAGATAAGGTGGCAGCAACTGAAACGAATGCTGTTGTTGCAGCAGTGACAAGTATTTCACCGCTAGGTACAGGAACTTCAATATCAGTACCTGGTATGTCTATTGTCTGGACTTCAGGAAGCTGTATCTGAGGTGGTTGCACTACAGGCTGTGGTTTCTGCTTAGTTGGTTCTTTCTTTGCAGATGGTTTGACTCCAGGAGGTGGCTTAAGATCACTAGGAGGCACCACCAAGGGCGTGTATGACGGTATGTCAGCCCTTGGGATGTCTAGTACTGGCCTAGGTAAATTAGGCGGCTCAGGGAGCGTTATAGAGGGGAAAAGAGGTGGTTCTCCCAGCTCCATTATTTAGCCGGGAACAACCCGTTACGAATAAACTCTACAGCTTTGTCATCAATATCATTGTCAGTTGACTCAGCTAGTTTTTCAAGCATTTCTACAATCAAACTTTTTACTCGATCAGACCTAAGGAATGAAAAGAGAATTGGACGGATTAAAGTGATCATAATAATTAAACGTCAGTAGCGCCAGTAAAATCAGATTGTGTTTTAAGCCAGGTATAAGCACAAGCAACAGGGTTATCAGCAGAAGCTAGTTCTGAAGCAGGTGCTCTGTAGTTACCAGTGTGAAGCGACATGTTGCCAGCATCACGTGCATCTTTACTCGCAAACCATTCAACACTAATTCGTGAATTGTTCTTGTCGCTACGTACAGAAGTAACTGTGCCATAAGCATCAGTTACAGCTACGCCGTGATCAGTTGTATCAAGAGTTTTTTGAAAAGCCATTTGTTTAAAAAAATAAAATGTGTTTAATTAATTAATTGTTTGCAAGCATGGTCACATCGATTTTTGCTTGCCAATGCAGAGTGTTGCTACCGTCACCACCAACGTAAAATTGGAAGTCTGATTCAGTCGTAGTGCTTCCAGAAGCTAGAAAGGTAATAGGAGTATTCCCAAGACTTATTGAGTCACCTATCTCGTCATAACTTGTTGGTTCTGAAGGAACAATAGTTGGAGCACTCGTACCACTTCCTTTTTTGAAAACGAAACTTAGTTTGCCAGACCTAACTTTTGAAGAACCTTGTATGCAAGTCCAAGTTACGTCAACTCTGCCAGACCTAGAATTTGGGACTGTGACTCTACCAATTGTAGAACCTTCAGATTTCAAGGTCTCACCAAAACTAGGGGGACTAGCAGATAAATCTATGTTTCCTACACTAGATGCAACTTGTGTTGCAAATAAATAGGTAGAATGTTGATTCTGCTTGTCGCTGGATGCAAAGACATATCCACCACCAAAAGCTACTTCTGAAGCAGTAGCTGCTTCTGCATAAGGACCATTTAAAACTGTAGAATATTTTCCCGTTGCTTTATTGCTAAGTCCACCCAGAATAACCGCATAGTCACCGCTTCCGACATTATTACCAGAACCGGTAAAAACTCCACCATAAGTACCGGAAACAGTGTTGTTTTTACCGCCTGCAATAGTAGACCAACTTCCTCCAGTAGCATTACCACTACCGCCACCGATAAACGAACGTAGAGTCAATGCCTCGTTATCTGTACCGCCACTAACTGTTGAATATTCTGCACTTGCAAGGTTGTCATAACCCCCGCCTATAAATGAATATGCACCAGTCGCTTCGTTGTTTTGTCCACCCACAATAGTGGCATAATTGTTGGTTTTAGCCTCATTGCTTGCACCGCCGCAGACTAAAGCATAGTTTGAGCTAGCAGTATTATCTCTGCCGCCACCGATTGTTGCCAAGTAAGCACTAGCAGTGTTGCTTTTACCTCCACTAACTGTTGTATGGCCCCCACCGCCATTATAGCTAGCTGTGTTGCTTTCACCGCCGCCAACTGTTGATCTGACGCCGCTAGCTAAATTGCCATTGCCTCCTCCAACAAACGAATTTGCACCAGTGGCGTCGTTAGAGTAACCTCCTCCAACAAACGAATTTCCACCACTAGCAATGTTATATTCTCCGCCTACAACAGTGGCACCCGAGTTGGTTTTAGCTTCGTTATAATAACCGTTACCAACAAATGCATAATACGTGCTAGCTGTATTGTTTAAACCGCCGCCAATAACTCCGTAATTACCGGTAGCTGAATTGGTTGCACCACCAACAACAGCAGCTCTATAACCGGCTTCGTTGTTTTGGCCACCAGATACAACTGATTTTTCGCCATTTGCTTCATTGCCTTGACCGCCACCAACAAAGGATTTTTCGCCGCTAGCGATGTTGCTATTTCCGCCTACAACAGTGGCATAGCTGTTGGTTTTTGCTTGGTTACTATTGCCACCGCCAACAAATGAATAGTTCGAGCTGGCTGTGTTTGATCCGCCACCGCCAATGGAGGCGTAATCACCGCTGGCAGTGTTGGCATAGCCACCGGCAATCGTGGCAACATTTGCGCTTGCTTCATTACTCAGGCCTCCGCAAATTGTTGCTCTGGGAAAGGTTGCATCATTGCCTTCACCGCCTGCAACAACAGCCGTTGTATTTGTCGCCGTATTACTTTTACCGCCGCCTACAAAGGATTTCTGGCCGCTAGATGTGTTACTTTCGCCTCCACCAACAAATGAATATTCACCAGTAGCATCATTATTGAGTCCGCCTACAATAGTGGTATAGGAATTATCTTTAGCTTCATTACCAACGCCGCCACAAACTAATGAGCCATAGCTTGCGGCATCATTGCTAGATCCTCCACCAACAAAACTGTAATTGCCGTCAGCATCGTTATTAGAACCACCACAAATTGTCGAATGACTGCCATCAGCAGAGTTTTCTTGTCCACCTGATGCAACACTATTACCACCGGTAGCATGTACTTCTTGACCACCCCCAACGGTGGAATAAGCTCCGCTTGCTTTACTACGATACCCACCACTAATTGATGCATAATTACCTGAAGCAACTTCAGTAGCTTGACTACGACCTCTTCCAAAATCAACTGCATTCGTTCCTCTTGCATTACCCCCGGTTGCAGAACCATCTGGCGCTTGTGCAGTTAAAGCACCATCTCCTCTAGGAATTAAAGCGAGATTTTTATCAGCTAAATTTGCATTATCGGTAGCTGCTGTAAGTGTACTTGTCTGTTGAGTACCGTTAGATTCACCTTCAGTAAAATAGGTTAAACCGCCACCACTAGGTGCAGCCCATCCTAAAGTTCCGTTTGCATCACTTGCTGTAAGGACATCCCCATTACTTGGTGTGGCCCTTGGCAATGCATAGAATAAATTATTGTTTTGATCAGTTACCCTAACCCTCGCATCTGCGTGCCTAACCCCGAGGTTGATGTGTGCCGAAGATCCATTTCCATAGTTAAATAAGTGCACCGGGTGGTTGCCGCCGTGCTCATTTAATATGAACTTAAATTCATCATTTTTTTGGATAAATGCAGTTTTATTACTTCCAGCCTGCATCTTAATACCAGTTTGGCTAGTACTGTTTATCCAATATTGGATATAACCGTTAGAAGTAGGTCCACCGTAGAAATAATAGCCTTCATAACCAGTTTCATTATTATCACTATCTATCTTGAAGACCATCTGGTCATCAGTAGTTGATATTTCATTGGTTGAAAAACTAATATCACCAGTACTACTACCACCACCGCTCGCAGCAGCAAACGATAAGTTACCGTTTCCGTCAGTTGTAAGAACATGTCCCGAGGAACCGTCGCTGGTTGGATAGGTCAATCCTCCGGCTATTAGTGTTCCAGATACCGTTGCACCTGAACTTGTCGTTTGGAATTTCTGAATACCATCGTAATACAACTTGACAGCTTGATCGCCACTGGCAATGATCATGTTGTCATCATTACCATTCCTGACTTTAAATTCTCCAGCAGCAGTGCTAGTTTTTAAAATATAACCGTATGACGTAGTTAATAAAGTACCAGAAGATCCTGAATTTTCAAACTGAATATCGTAAGTTGAATCTGTAGGATGAGATAATGTTAGGCCGTCGCCATCTACTCTTAGCTTTTCAACGTTGTTGTTTTTAACAATAAAGTCGCCGCCAGTAGGAAGTTGAAAAATACAATCTCCAGTGCTGTTGCCGCCTGTAACCGCAACCTTGAAATCACCCTTTAATTGATTAACATTTAAACCGCCACTGTGAGCAAATAAATCTGCTGTCGGGCTCGTATCTGTACCCTCATAGAAATATAAGTCCTTGTCTTTTATCCTTAAATTATTTTCAAACTCAACCTCAGGTGTAAACTTGTATTTGGCTGTCCCTTCAAAGGTAGTAGGACATGAATTTTTTACGTGATTCGTGCCGAAGTTATAATCATGGAATATTTCTAAGTCAGCATTATCGCCGAATTTTGCTTTCTTACCGTCTTTGTGAAGTGAATCAGTGTTGTAAGTTACAGTGCCTGTAAACGTTCCACCGCTTGCTGGAAAACTACTACCACCACTAGGTGTATCCCAAGACAGACCACCACTTCCGTTAGTCTTTAGATATTCACCAGCATCGCCATCATTGTTAGGCAATGTCAATGTATAATCAGCATTAGCACTATGTGGTGGACCTTGAATAGTAATACCGTGTGAATTGTTTTCACAATTTAGTTTGAATCTACCAGCACCATTTGCAGCACCTGTAGCGGTAGCCCCTCCTTTGAAAATAACTGCACCTGTTCCGTTGGGTCCAAGTTCTATATTTCCATTGGATGTAGATACAATATCTTTACCGTTGACATCTAAGTCACCACCAAGTTGTGGTGTAGTGTCATCTTTAACTTCACTAATACCACCGCTTGATTGAGCAACCCAATCATAATCAGAACCAGTCCAACTAAGAACTTCACCGCTAGAAGCACTTGACTTATTTAGGTGGCTATCAACGTCGCTGTCTGTGTATGCAGCAGGAATTGAAGGCTTGTTTAAAATTTCACCTAAACCTGACGTAGCGTTCCAGTCGGTTTGAACCTGAGCGACATTAACCTCAGCGCCGGGAGAAATATTGTTAAGCTTAGTATGGTCTGCGTCAGTAAAGACGTTAGAGTCTGTTGCTGATTCAACTAAGGTCCGAATTTCAGATGCAGTTTGATCAGCAGTAGCGTTAGGTTCAATGGCACTAAGTTTGCTTACTTGTGCATCAGTAAATGCATTGGTATTTGACTCTGCCTCATAGAGAGCTTTGATTTCAGCTCCAGTCTGATCATCTTTAGCGTTAGCCTCAATTGCATCAAGCTTTGTACCATCAGCACTTACATCTCGACCATCAAACGTTTGAGTTGAATTAAATACAATGTTGCCAGTCATCGTACCGCCAGCCTTCGGCAGCTTTTCTCCGATGCTGGTACTTACTGTAGTGGCAAAGTTTGCATCATCACCAAGTGCCGCAGCTAATTCATTGAGAGTGTCTAACGTTGCAGGTGCACTATCAACAACTCCAGCAACTGATGTATCAACGTAAGCTTTAACAGACTGTTGGGTAGGGACCTTGGTATCCAGGTCAGAAGCCATGTTGTCTTCATCGACAACAAAACTCATAGAAGCAGTAGAAGTATCACCCTCCATCACTGCGCCAGCAGCAGCTACATTCGTTGCATCAGTTACGTCAGCAAGGGCTTCAATATCATTAAGCTTGTCCTTCTCTGCAGTAGTAAAGGCGTTGGTATTAGCTTCTGCTTCGTACAGAGCCTTGATCTCGGCACCAGTCTGATCATCTTTGGCAAGAGGTTCGATGGCATCTAGCTTGGTGCCGTCTGCCGATAAGTCACGTCCATCAAACTGCTGAGTAGCACTAAACGTGACATCACCTGTCAACGTACCGCCACTCAACGGCAATGCTGTAGCTACTTGACCATCGACGTATGCCTTGACTGATTGTTGAGTAGGAACTCTGTCAGCAGCATCTGATACCAAGTCATCTTCATCAATCGAAGAAAGAAGAGATGGTTTGTTCAGAATAAAATCAACAGAACTTGAATCTGTTTGATTCCAGTTTACTTGGGTTTGTGATGTTAAAAAGCTAGGTTTGTTGTGGATGTAAGCATCGTGTGTTGGACTGCTTTGATTCCAATCAGCCTGAACATTTTGTTCTTCAAATCCAGTTAACGCATTAACTTTATTTTTATGTTCGGTTGTAAATGCTTCTGTATTAGCGTTGCTTTCGTAAGCAGTTTTGATATCTGCAGCAGTAGTGTTTTGGGTTCTGGAATCTACATACGCTTTTGTGGCAGCATCAGTAGCTGCAGTAGGAGTACCTACATTTTGAATTCGCAAACTATTGGCATTAGCTGAAGTACCAAAGGCAACCCCAGCACTTAAGGCTACATCACCACTAAAAGTGGTAGTTCCTGTAAACGTAGCTCCATCAGCTACTGCCATTTCATTCTTATCAGGACCAACAACAATTACATCTTTTGTTGTGTCCACCATAATCTCGCGTTCTGCAAGTGTTGCAGCCGCAACTTCTGGAGTTGTACCACCCCTAAGTTTTAAGGTATTTGCCATAATTAGAATTTAATGATAAACATAAGGGCGTAATATGGTGGTAGGATGTCGAATGATTGTCCACTTCCTTTGTCAGTGTTACCACCACCACCAACGGTAGTTAATTCCAACTCATCCTGCCCGTTTGTACCTTCTCCTAGATTTGGGGTAGCTGAGCCGGTACCAGTTCTTCGGAGAACATGAGTAGTAGTATTAGCAGCACCGTGATTATGCTGTGGCATCTGTGCTTCTGTAAGAGTTACAGTCGCAGCACCACCCGTCTGACCTGCTGAAAGACCTGGATATGTGGTGTCTCCAGATGCAACATTAGCTCCAACAATAAACTTATCTACAAGATTTGGAACGGTTGCACTGTTTGCACCACTGCCTGCCAGCACTCCTACCAAGTCCGTATATGCATTATTGTTCGTAGTAGTGTTAATCGTCTGTCCGTTACATTCTAAATAACCTGAAGGTGCTGAACTACCTGCATACATCATAATTGTTCCAACAGGAACTAATGATTTAACGGCTGAAGGTGTTGCAGCTAGGGTATTTTCACCTCCTTGATATGAGGTAGTAAGTTGAGCAATACCTTTAGTAGATGTATTTGCTTCTGGTAAAGTGCCAGTTTCAAAGTCAACAGGACCGTCAAGTTTAATTCTTCCATTACCAGCAGGATCAATCGTCACATCTGCATTACCTGCTGAAGTGATTACGAAACCATTGGTATCTAATGGACCTCCAAGTTGCGGAGTAGTGTCAGTTTGTACATCAGTTGCTACAACAGTTCCTGATGGTACTGTAAAACTTCCAGTAGTTTGATCTACAACGAAGGCATCACTACCACCGCCACCGACGACAAATCTTCCATTTTCGTCCGTAGATGATCTGTAAACAGCTCCATTATTTAGTTCAACAACTTGCTTAGTGATGTCAGCTTGACCACCATTATAAGGATGAACTGAGTAATTAGTACCTACACCACACCATTCAAAGACATGACCACCCGTAGTGATGAGTGATTTTTGGTAGAAATTAACTGTGTCACCAATACTTACAGCAGCAACAATACCTAGATTGTTAGAGACATTACCAGTTTGAGGGTTGTGTACTGTGACATCCCAAGTTGTATTACTATTGCTTGGAATTACGGATTTAATGGAGTATGTATTACTTCCAATCTCCATCAAATGAACGGTGCCTGGTGTTAGTCCACCACTTGGTTGTGTGACAGTAACAGTAACATCACCAATTGAAGCAGCAGCATTTACAGTTGTAGTATCAATAGCACTAGGACTTCTGCCATCAGCTATTAAGCCGAATCTTCCAAAGTCTGTGACACAGTTGCTGAGGTTGAGCTGACCACCATTCAACGCCTTAGCGTGGTAGTGGCAGAACGTGCCGAAGAACGACACACACTGCGCATAGCCATTGTTAGTACATAGGATGCCAGGACCATTCAGGTTGAGCTGGGTAAACGCATCCACCACCATTGATTTCAATGGACTGTTACTAGCTACCTTTGAGCCGTCAACCTTAATACCACCGCCACACATTGCAGAGGTTTGATCTCCACCGAGACCAGCCATTGTGTTTGGGTTGAATGCAGTGTTATCTATCTCAGAGTCGTTGTATGAAACACAGTTCTGAATATAAGGACTTTTTTTGATAACAACTTGATCTTTAAATTCTATAACCCATCCCTGAGTAGCAGGCAACCCGTAAGTACTGTCAGGATCATCACCTGAACCACCACGTACAGTACCAGCTTTAAGTCCTGCAAACGTAAAGTTAGCAATATAAGTACCGCTATTTACTTTAAAAATAGTGTTGGTTTCTGTATTTTGTGTGGGATGAATAAAACAACTTCTCTGCGTTGTGCCTACAATTGAAACATTTTCCTTTTCAATGGTGATAGGTAATGTTTCTTGGTAAACACCAGCGTTAACCCAAATTAGTGTGCCATCACCTTCAGAATCTGCGTTAACTAATTCAACAGCCTTTTTAATTGTTTTTAACGGTGAATCTCTACGAGTGCCTTCATTAGTATCTAAGCCGTTTTTGACATCAACATATCGAGTCTTAGTGCCAGTCTGCGGAGTAAAGGGAATACCAGAAGCAACTTCTACCCAGTTAACACCATTGTAAATGTGATGTACTTGATCTTCAGTTCCTGCTTTTTTTACCCAATGTAAGCCTACAATTTCTTGTGCTGCTGATGGTGTTTCGTCCTGAACAAGGGTGTTAGTTCTACCATCATCAACATACTTTTTAGTAGCTGCTTCACTGTCGTTTGAAGGAGAGGCGAGGTTCTTTACTCGTCTCAATTTCATATCAACGTCAGCCCAGAACTCTGGTGCAAACTTATCTACCTTGAGATCCCTAAATTCTTGGTCAGCAAAGATGGACTGAAGAAAGTTATCAGTGAGATCCTTTGCTCGGATAGAGCTACCAGCCGTAAACAACGCTTTGTTTGATTGGAAGTCAGTAGATCTAAGGATCAGTACATTACCGAAGCCTGTGCTAGGTGCAGCTGAGGGTGCTTTACTGGCAGCAAAGATGACCTGTGAACCGCTGATGGTGTAGTCAGTTGTGACTGTTTGGGCGTCCCATGCGCCAGTGGTGGTGTTATAGACATAGACAAGTACGTCGTCGTCTTCAAACTTGGAGAATGGGAACGTGAAGATTAGGTTTGTACCATTACCATCACCTCTCCAGTAACTATTTACTGTAGGTTCAATTGCCATAATTAACGGTTTCTATATGTTGAATGTTGTTGTAGTGCTTCTAGGTCTTGTAACCTGGCTGCTCTGCCTAACTCATTTTGCCGCCATTCTGCGTCTCTAATCTCCTGCTGCATATCAGGTTCTAGATCATCAATAGCTGCATTAACTGCTTCGCTTAATGCCATTTTAAGTTCAATATGTACATTTCCCCATTCACCAACATCAACCTCACTGTCTGCTCTTTGTGCACGTTTGAATGATTCTCTAAATGCTTTTCCATCGGTGCTGCGCATGATTTCACGAATCTTGTCGCGGAAGTACCCTTCTTTACCCATTCTTTGAGATATGGCAGATTGTTGCTCTGGTGTCAGCTTGACGCCTTTTCCATTAGTTGTAAGTTGCGCTTTACCATCGAATTCAATATCAATCAAGAATTGCTTCTCCTCTGATATAGCGTCACTCACTTTGAAAGGTGTCAATGAATTCCAGATACGTGTAATTGGGTCAGATGGAACACCTACAAGTCCGCCATCAATGTAATCGTATTGATCAGGTAGTCCACCTTTTAGTCCAGGATTCCTATTCATAACAAGAGAACCAAGTTCCTGATCAAATATCTTTAACTGAGGTGACATCAATCTAGAGAAGTCATTTCTAAGTCCACTAAGAGGTGCCATACCGCTACCAAACGATGCACCCCAACGGTTCAATGCTGAAGGATTGCCAGCAAAGATATCGTTCATCGGCTCTAGTCCAGCCATCACTGACTTTGATGTGACACTCGAAGACAGAATAAACATAAGCTTATTGAACATGTCTGTGCCATCTCTTGGTGTCAACGTTCCATCTACAATGTTGTCTGACACTGTTGCTGTTAACGCCAGCCAATCACTAATAGGTCCGAGGTTGTCATAGCTGTACCAGCGTCCATCTACTCCTTTGAATGTTCTTGGCTTCCAATCTGCTTCTCGTCTAGTACGTTGAGTTTCTTTGTCGAAATGACCGTCACCACGTAGTATTCCTGCGGTAAACATGCCACCTGCAGCAAAGACTGCCATTGCACCTAGAGCTTTTCTACCTTTCATTTCAGCGCGTACATTGTTGTACAACACTTCCATATTGGTTTCGTCAAATGGTATGCCTCTTTGAGTAAGTAAGTTACCTACTTCTTCACGAGACATTTCCTCAATAGGACGGCTGAACTTATGAACAGTATCTTGGAATTGTTTTGCAGGACCATATCTAGGTAGAACTCCCAGAGGGTTATGAGAGGCAGCAAATAGTGCCATGTTCATAGATGTCCTTGGGAACATCATGAATGGTTTTAATCCCGGTGCATCTCTTAGCAATTCACCTAAAGAATCTGACATATTACTGTCAAGGTTCATAGAGATTTCTCTACTTGCATGTTCAACACCTTTATCAGTGATGACTCCGTTTTTATCAAACATTTGGTTGTACTGCTGTTTAGCAATATCATCCATCATGTCTTGAGATAAGCGGCCACCAGAACTATTAATGGCATCGAATGCTCTGCCTCTTGCTTCAATATTGCCGATCACAGCTCTTGTAAAGCCATCAAGGGCTGACATTGCGTTAGGTCCAAACCTTAACCACGGATGTTCAGACAGAGCATTTAGCTCTTCGATATGAACCAACATTGCTTGAGGTCCATCGTTACCTAGCTCAGATTGTGCATCAGCAAATGAACGCATAATTTCCAACTGTTGCTCATTCTTTCTCGCGATGTCATCACGCATGATGTAACCGACTGAAGAAGGATCTTTAGCAGCCCGTTTATACACCTCGTTCATATGGCTCCACCCCTTAGTAAAGGTGTCTACCACAGCTCTGTATTGATAGAGTCCACGTCTAATGGTATGTGAATCACCATGAATAGCTGCACCCATGAAGGTACTGACAGGTCTTTCAATAAGAAGCGCCGAGTTACTAGCAAGAGCCTTCATCGGTGTAACTACTGATGACAAAACTGAGTTATAGATGTTTGCCCAAAGACCCTGTACCCATGCACTAGGTATTTCTGATTGAGCATCGACCAGCAGTTTGCTGAACATACCAGTACTGTTATTAAGATAGTTATTCAGCTGATGCATGCTGTGGACTTTTCCATCAGTCACCTCCCAAGCAAGCATCAAAGGTCCAAGCATTTCTGGCCGTTCTTTATTAACGTTCTTTATGGTTTCAATTGTCTGCTTAGCTTCTTCAGCTTTCTCTCTCAGCTTTGCTGGAATATCCTCTGCATCAGCAGCAGCCATGCCACGCAATTGATTGAGTTTATCTCCAGTAAAATTCTTAGTCTTTCTCCAAAGGTTCTT